CTGGAGTTACTAGTGTAAAAATTAAAAGTTTAGATCACTATACTCAACTTGGATATGATGAAAATGTTCTTGCTGGAGTTACTGTTGCTGCCCAAAATCCTGGTTCTTGGTCAAATGGAATTAAGGTTGCATTTATTGATTCAAAAGCAGATCAAATTTTAACAGGAATTACAACTGGCAACTTAGCAGTTGGAATGGGTGTAACTCAGGCACTTTCGGGAGTAATTGCTGGTGTTGGTGCCACATCACTTCTGGATGGTTATTTAAAAGGTATTATTACTGGAGTTGGATCTTCACAAATATCAGTAAAAGTTCTAAGTCAGGTATCTGCAGCAGGAACTGAAACTATAGTAGATTATCAACCACTTGGAGTTTGGGCATTTTCAACTTCAGGAAATCTTGGTATAACCACTGATAGTGGATCTTCATTTATATCAACATCATATACTTCAAGATTGGACTGGTTTGATCAACAAACAATCGGTGTAACAACTACATCTTTACTTTCTTGGAATACGCTTGCACAAAGACCAGGAACAACTGCTTATGCATCTTCAAGAGGATCTAGATTTGATGAGGTTCATATTATAGTAATTGATGCTCTCGGAAATGTAACTGGAAATGCTGGAACTATTCTCGAAAAGCATTTAGGTCTCTCAAAAGCAACTGATGCTGCATTTTCTGCAGGTAGTCCATCATATTGGAGAAAATATCTTTCAAATAATTCAAAGCAAATTTTTGGATTAAATTCTCCTACTGGAATTGTTACAACTGGATTTAGCACTTCATTCAGTTTAGCATCAGATACTGGTTGGAATCAACCAGCAAATAATATCATCTTTAGTGCAATCGGAGCACCAACATACACAATAACTAACGGTAGGGACTATAATGGTTCTAGTGTTGGTATAGCATCTACTGGTGCATTAACTGCACCTATAGCAAAACTTTCTACTGGATATAATTTATTTGAAAATACAGATAATTATAAGATTGATTTCTTACTAATGGGATCTGCAGCATATACAAAAGAAAATGCTCAGGCACTTGCTAATAAAATTATCTCTATTGCAGAATTAAGAAAAGATGCTCTTGCATTCATCTCACCATACAGAGGTGCTGCTTTAACTGATACATCTACAGATACTGCAGTAAATGTAAATGATGCATCTACCATTACAGATAATATTCTTAGTTTTTATTCTCCAATAAGTTCTTCATCTTATGCAGTATTTGATAGTGGATACAAATATGTTTATGATAGATTTTCAGATACTTACAGATACATACCACTTAATGGCGATATTGCAGGTCTTTGTGCCCGCAATGACATTAATAACTTTCCATGGTATTCGCCAGCAGGAACTGTAAGGGGATCTATACTGAATGCTATTAAACTAGTATATAATCCATCAAAACAACAAAGAGATCGCCTCTATAGCAACAGAATTAATCCAGTAATTTTCTCACCAGGAGCAGGTATTGTCTTATTTGGAGATAAGACTGGTCTGGGCAAAGCATCCGCATTTGACCGCATTAACGTTCGTCGTCTATTTGTATATCTTGAAAATGCAATTTCAACATCTGCATCAGATGCACTATTTGAATTTAATGATGAAATTACTAGAACTAATTTTGTAAATAGTGTTGAACCTTTCTTACGTGATGTTCAAGCAAAGAGAGGAATTTATGATTATGCTGTAATTTGTGATGAAACAAATAACACTGCAGCAGTTATTGATTCAAATCAATTTGTTGCTGACATCTATATCAAACCAGCAAGATCAATTAACTTCATTGGTCTTACCTTCGTTGCCACCAAGACTGGTGTTGATTTTGAAGAAGTAATCGGAAACTTTTAATTTAGAGGTTTAAAAAACTATGGCAACTAGAAATCAATTTAATCCACCTCCATTAAGAAAGATTACTGACTTCAAAAGTAAGTTAACAGGTGGTGGTGCAAGAAGTAATCTTTTTGAAGTTGTTCTTTCATTTCCAGATATTGCACCTGCTGATACTAACGTTCTTGATAAGGCAAGATTTTTAGTTAAAGGTGCAAACTTACCTGCTTCCAATGTAAATCCAATTGATGTTCCTTTTAGAGGAAGAACTTTAAAAGTTGCTGGAGACAGAACCTTTGAAAGTTGGACAGTAACCGCTATTAATGATACTGATTTTTCAATCCGTTCTGCATTTGAGAATTGGATGAATAAGATTAATAGAGTTTCTGATAATACTGGCGTAACTGATCCAACTGCATATACTGCAGATGCATTTGTTTATCAACTTGATCGTGATGGATCTACTTTAAGATCTTACCATTTCTACGATATTTTCCCAACTTCAGTCGGTTCAATTCCTCTTGATTATGGAACGGGAACCATTGAAGAATTTACTGTTGAATTCCAAATTCTCTGGTGGGAAGCAATTAAAGGTAATTCATCTGCTGCTGGTGGTCAGGATATTAACTAAATAAATTATACAAGTAGTTTAAAATTATAAGATGGCGAAACTTTTTGGTTTTTCGATTGAAGATAATGTTAAAAAATCTAAATCGATTGTAGCCCCCGTTCCTCCAAATAATGAGGACGGGGTTGACTATTTTATTCAATCAGGTTTTTATGGGCAATATGTAGATATTGAGGGTGTATATAGAACAGAATATGACTTAATTCGTCGTTATCGTGAAATGGCACTTCACCCAGAGTGTGATGGTGCAATTGAAAATGTTGTTAATGAAGCAATAGTAAGTGATTTGTATGATTCTCCTGTAGAGATTGAATTATCAAATTTAAATGCAAGTGATAGATTAAAAGAAGTTATTAGATCAGAATTTAAATATATCAAAGAAGTAATGGACTTTGATAAAAAGTGCCATGAAATTTTTAGAAACTGGTATATTGATGGTAGACTATTTTATTTAAAGGTCATAGATCAGAAAAATCCTGAGGGAGGCATTCAGGAAATAAGATATATTGATCCGATGAAGATAAAACATATTCGTCAAGAAAAAAAGACAGAAAATAATTTACAAGGATATCGAAATTTAAATTTAAAATCTGGAAATGATGATCAATCCAATTTTCCAGAGATTGAAGAATATTTCGTATACACACCAATGCCAAATTTTCCAACAGGAACAATTAGTGGTGGTTCAAAGAAAGGAATTAAAATTGCAAAAGATTCAATAACTTATTGCACTTCAGGTCTTGTAGATCGAAATAAAGGAACTGTTCTTTCATATCTACACAAAGCAATCAAAGCACTCAATCAACTTAGAATGATTGAGGATTCTTTGGTCATTTATAGATTGTCACGTGCTCCAGAACGTAGAATTTTTTATATTGATGTTGGTAATCTTCCAAAGGTAAAAGCAGAACAATACCTCAAGGAGGTTATGTCTCGATATAGAAATAAACTTGTCTATGATGCGAACACTGGTGAAGTTCGTGATGATCGTAAATTTATGTCTATGATGGAAGATTTCTGGTTACCACGTAGAGAAGGTGGTCGTGGCACAGAAATCACAACTCTTCCTGGAGGGCAAAACTTAGGGGAATTGGCAGATATTGAATATTTTCAGAAAAAACTTTATAGAGCACTTGGAGTTCCAGAAACACGAATTGCTGGTGGTGGAGATGGATTTAATCTTGGCAGATCATCTGAAATTCTTCGTGATGAACTTATGTTCTCTAAGTTTGTGGGAAGATTGAGAAAAAGATTTGCAAACGTATTTAATGATATTCTTCGCACACAGTTGCTTTTAAAAAATATTGTTTCTCCAGAAGATTGGGAAAAAATGAGTGATCATATTCAATATGATTTCTTATACGATAATCATTTTGCAGAATTAAAAGAAGCAGAATTATTGACAAATAGATTAACTCTTGCTACAACTATCGAACCATATATTGGCAAGTATTATTCAACCGAATATGTTCGTAAGAAAATTCTTCGTCAAACTGATTCAGAAATCATTGAGATTGATCTTCAAATTGAAGATGAAATTGCAAAAGGCATTTTACCTGATCCAAATGCACCAGTTGATGAAATGGGAAATCCTTTACCCCCAGATCAAGGTCAAGCAATTGAGCAGGGTGCTGGAGGAGAAGTTCCAATTGAACCAACAATTAATTCTGCACCAGCAGAGATTCCAGAACCCAAAGGTGGGAAGATATAAATAATATTATAAATATAAATCAATTTTTATGGAAGAACTTATCGATTTGATTGCAACTGATGGAGCGCCTTCGGACGTTTCCAGCAAAATTAAAGAATTACTATATGCAAAATCTGCTGGAAGAATAGATTCTATTCGCCCAGAAGTTGCAGCAATGATGTTTGGTGATACTAATCAATCGGGAGATGACTGATAATGGCAATAAAAGTTATTCAAGACACACCAATACCTAGATTATCGCCAACTTCTGGTATTGCCGTAACTAGTGTTCCAATTTCCCTTAAAACTGGTTATTTGAGAATTACAATTGGTGCAACATATAGTAGTTATGGTGGATATGTGGCAATTGGAACTTCTCCAAGCGTAAGTAGAAATTCTTTTCATGTAGTTCCTTATGGAACTGATATCATTAAAGAAACTATGAAACGTCAAGTTATTGTTGGTATTACTACTGGTCCTACCACAACATTAACTTTTGCTAATAATTCCGGCAATCCATTTGAAACAACTGATTATGTTACTATCACTGGGGCACCAACTGCAGGAATCAATACATCACACAATTCGATTGTTTCTTTGAATGATTCTTCAGTAACAATCAACTTCAATAGTTCATCGATTACTTCACCAGATATCACAGGTGCTGCTCTTTATAAAAGTGTTAAAGTTGCTTGTTTGACGGATGATATAGGTACATTTTTTAATATCTCAGAAGTAGTCACTCTAGTATCAGAATAAAATGAAACTCATCACAGAAGAAGTATCACAAGTTAAGTTTATCACCGAAGGCAAAGGTGCTGATAAGAAAATGTTTATTGAAGGTATTTTCCTTCAAGGTGATATCTGCAATCGTAATGGCAGAATGTATCCAATGCAAACTCTTGCTCGTGAAGTAAATCGTTACAATGAAGCATTTGTTCAAAAGGGACGTGCTCTTGGAGAACTAGGTCATCCAGATGGTCCTACCGTTAATCTTGATCGTGTTTCTCATAAAATTGTTTCTCTCGAACAAAAGGGAAGCAATTTTATCGGTAAGGCACAACTTTTAGAAACACCAATGGGTAAGATTGCCAAATCTCTCATTAGTGAAGGTGTTTGTCTTGGAGTTTCTTCTCGTGGTGTCGGATCACTTCAAATGACTAATGAGGGTCATAAAGTAGTTGGTCCAGATTTTATGCTTGCCACTGCTGCTGATATCGTTGCCGATCCTTCTGCTCCTGATGCTTTTGTTCAGGGAATTATGGAAGGTAAAGAGTGGGTTTGGGAAGGAGGAATTCTTCGTGAACAACTAGCAACCAAAACTCAAAGAAGAATCAATACTCTGGTTGATCAAAAAAGATTAGATGAACATAAAGTTCATTTATTCCAAGATTTCTTGGCAAATCTTTAATTTATAAATAAATATAGATTATAACACAATCAAAACAAATGTCCGTTGGTAGCAATTTACAAGAAATGGAAAACGTAGTAACCAAAGGCGCTGCACAAGCTGAACCAATGCCAAAGTTGTCCACAGGTATTGCTCCTGGACAAACTGGTGCTTGGGAAGACTTGGGTGGTCCTACTCCAGAAAATTATCGTCCAGATGACGATTCAGCAAAGATTAAGGATCCTGGTGCAACTCTTGCTCAAGTAAAAGATGTAGTTAATGCTAAGGCTGCTAAGGCTGATGCAATGGGGAAAATGGCAGAAGAGACCGAAGAGGATGAAGAAGATCTCATCTCCGAAGAGGAAGAAGTAGTTGCCGAAGCTGCTGAGGAAGATGAAGATGAAGAGGAAGAGGAAGAAACAAAGGATGATGATGAAGATGAAATGAAAGAAGAGTATGACATCGAAGAAGATGTCAATGCCCTTCTTGCTGGTGAAGAGCTTTCTGAGGAATTCCAAGAAAAAGCCCGCACTATTTTCGAAACTGCAATCAAGTCTAAAGTTGCAGAAATTAAAGAAGAACTTCAAGAAACCTATGAGAATGCTCTCATAGAAGAAATTGAAGTTATTAAGCAAGGACTTGTAGAAAGAGTCGATTCATACCTTGAGTATGTTGCTGACGAGTGGATCCAAGAAAATGCACTCGCAATTGAGCACGGTCTTAAGACCGAAATGACTGAATCATTCCTTCAAGGAATGAAGGGTCTTTTTGAAGATCATTATGTATCAATCCCTGAAGAGAAATATGATGTAATCGAGAGTATGGTAGATAAACTTGATGAAATGGAAGAAAAACTCAACGAGCAAATTGAAAGAAATGTTGCTCTAAATAGAAGATTAGCAGAGTCGGTTGCTGATGTAATCTTATCCGATGTCTCTGAGGGTCTTGCACTTTCTCAGAAGGACAAACTCGCTTCTCTGGCAGAAAATGTTGAGTTTGATAGTGAAGAAAACTATCGTGGGAAACTAGTAACACTGAGGGAATCATATTTCCCAACAAATACTGGTACTCAAAGAGATGATTCTGAGAATTTATCAGAAGAAGTTTCTCATGAAGGATCTGAAGTAACTTCAGTTTCCCCAATCATGGAAGCATATCTTCAAACTCTCAGCAGAGTCGCTAACAAGTGATTTTTAAATTATAAAGTCAAACTAAAACTTTTTTAAAGAGGTAAATTCCCAATGCAGATGTACAACGCTGAATATCTGCAGGAGAAGTGGGCACCAATCCTTGACTATCAAGGAATGGATGCGATCAAAGATTCACATCGTAGATCGGTAACCGCTATCCTGCTCGAAAACCAAGAAAGAGAACTTCGTGAAGAGCGTTCATTCCTTTACGAAGCTTCCCCAACCAACTCCGCTGGTACTGGTGGTTTTGGTGGTAGTGCTTCAAACAGCACTGGCAGTCCAGTAGCAGGTTTCGACCCTGTTCTGATCAGCCTAATCCGTCGTTCAATGCCTAACCTGATCGCTTATGATCTGTGTGGCGTTCAACCAATGAATGGTCCTACTGGACTTATCTTCGCAATGCGTTCACGTTACAGTGGTCAGACTGGAACTGAAGCATTCTACAACGAAGCAGATTCCGCATTCTCTGGTCAGAACAATGCTCGTAGTCTTACTGCGGGTCAAATTGATGGATCTGTTGGTCTTGGCACCACTGCTCAAGGCGGCAGCAATCCTTCAATCCTTGATGCTTCTAACCAAGCAAACAACGCTGCAACTGGTGCTAACCAGTATAATGCTGGCGAAGGCATGACAACTGGTAACGCTGAAGCTCTTGGCGACGGCAATACCAACTACTTTAACGAGATGGCTTTCTCAATCGAGAAACTCACCGTTACTGCTAAGTCACGTGCTCTGAAAGCAGAGTATTCACTCGAACTTGCACAAGACCTGAAAGCAATTCATGGTCTGAATGCAGAAGCTGAGCTTGCCAACATCCTCAGCACTGAGATTCTCGCTGAAATCAACAGAGAAATCATCCGTACCATCTATAAGATTGCTGTTCCTGGTGCTCAGGTTAATACTGCAACTGCTGGTACTTTTGACCTTGACGTTGACTCCAACGGTCGTTGGTCAGTTGAGAAGTTCAAGGGTCTTATCTTCCAAATCGAGCGCGATGCAAACGCAATTGCACAGCAAACTCGTAGAGGGAAGGGTAACACCATCCTGTGCTCGGCAGACGTTGCTTCAGCACTAACCATGGCTGGTGTTCTCGATTATACCCCTGCACTCAACGCTAATCTTAACGTTGATGACACTGGTAACACCTTTGCTGGTGTTCTTCAAGGCAAGTATAGAGTCTACATCGATCCATATTCGGCAAACGTTGCTGCTAACCAGTTCTACGTTGTCGGTTATAAGGGTTCTTCACCTTATGATGCAGGTCTCTTCTATTGCCCATACGTTCCTCTTCAAATGGTTCGTGCAGTTGGTGAGCAAACCTTCCAACCAAAAATCGGATTCAAGACTCGTTATGGAGTCGTTAACAATCCATTTGCGAAGGGTGCTACTGTGGCTTCTGCTCCAGATAATATTTCAACCAACTCTAACGTTTACTACAGAAGAGTTAAGGTTTCTAACCTTATGTGAGTCTTTTTCACATTTTCACCAGACCTCCCGCAAGGGGGGTCTTTTTTTATCTAAATAAAAATAAAACGATGAAAACGTTTAAGCAATTTATAGCAGAGGCATCGCCATTTGCTGTAATTGTCCCAACAAGTTCTTATGGACCTGGATTATATGGGAATAAAACTGCAAGTGGACAAGTTTTGACTCCATCAACTCCAGGAATTGCACATAAGACTTTACCCTTAGGAAGTCAAGTGAGACTAACTGTTCCTGGCAAAGGTGGTAGAAGTGTGGTGACAAAAGTAATTGATAGAGGACCTTATATTGGGAATCGTCAAGCAGATTTAACTGCACAAACCACAAGAGATTTGGGATTTAAAGATTATAAACAATACGGAGTCCGTAATATTGATGTGACGCCAATATCATCAACAAAACCTACTCCAACAAAAATTAAAAAACCAATCGTTGGATTACCAGACTAATGATAAATGCACTTTCTAATCAAATTGGAAATAGAAATTTTTTATCTCCCGTAGGATTTAAATTCACTTTAGCAAAATATCCAAAAGTTCCATTTTTTTGCAATTCAGCAAGAATTCCCGAACTGGTGATGGAAACTCATATTCAACCAACATATCTTAAAGATTTGGATGTTCCTGGTGATAAAATGGAATATGGAGATTTGATATTAAAATTTCTTGTTGATGAGAATATGGAAAATTATATGGTTATTCACAATTGGATTAGTGCTTTGGGTAGTTCTGGAAGTCTTAAAGAATACGGAGATTTAATTACAGATAAAGATGGAATTAAAGACCCTAAAAGGGCATATAGTGACGGAACTCTTCATGTTTTAAATAGCAATTATAAAGATGTTGCTGTTGTTAAATTTTTAGATCTTTTTCCAATTTCACTAACTTCACTTGAATTTGATTCAACAGTTACTGATATCCAATATTTTACAGCACAAGTAGTTTTCAAATACACAATCTATGATATACTGGGAACAGACAACAAACCTCTTTATCCATTGAGTCCCATATGAATCTTGATGAAATTCAGGAGATGTGGCAGAGAGATTCTGTCATTGATCCCGACAACCTACACGATGAATCTTTAAAAATTCCTCAACTCCATTCAAAATATTATACCATCTATAATACTATTACTCTTCTTCGTGAGAAAGCAAGAGAGACTTATAATAAGGTGCGTTTAGAACGCTATAACTACTACACAGGAAAGGCACCAGCAGAGGTCTATGTAGAAGAACCATTTCCGTATAAGGTAAGAGAAAAGGAAGCGATACAGAGGTATATGGATGCTGATGAGAGATTGAATAAAATAGATCTCAAAATTAGATATTATGATATTATGCTCAAGTTCTTAGAGGAGATTATTAAAACAGTTTCTAACAGAACTTATCAAATCAAAAATGCTTTGGAGTGGCACAAGTTTCAATCTGGATTTAACTAAATAAAAATAAAAAGTTAGATGAAGACCTATAAACAGTTTATGGATGAGGCGGTTGCCCCATCATTAGTAAGGGCTACAGCAAGAACTACAATGCAAAATGCTGCATTAAGAAATGCTGGAAGAGAACTACCAAAATCATCCACTGCTCCCAAAACTGCAAGTTTTACAAAGTTATATCACGGAACAACAAAACCAGCATCACAGGCAATTGATAAAAGTGGATGGAAAACAGATACTAATGTGACAAGACAAATGCAAGGATCTGGAGTCTATACAACTCCACAAAAAGGTGCTGCACAAATGTATGCGAAACAAAGATCACTTGCAAGGGGAGAGCAACCATCAGTTCGCACATTTAATTTACCTACAGATAAATTTAATGCAGTTAAAGCAAATAGGCAGAGTACAGGAACTTGGACTTTGAATAAAGGTGGAAATAAATTTAATGTTATGCAAATGTCTCCAAACGCAGCAAATAAGTATGATGTTACAAATAAACCACAAAGTGCAATTAATGTCAAAGGATCCCAAAAAGCAGAAGTTAGAGGTAGAGTTAAAACAGCATTTCAAAAACCACAAAACGTCAAAGCATTGAAAACACAATTAGGTCTTAAACCAAAGATTGGATCTAATTTACCATCAAATGTAACTTTAGGCGTTAACCCAAAAGGAGGAGGAAACTCTGCACAAGATGTAATTGATGATCCAAACTCAGGACCTCAAGCTGCTCGATGGCGACATTATACAACAGGTGGTGGTCAAGGATATGGAATAGCAGGAATAAAACTTGCTGATAGTTACGATCTTTACAAATAATCATCGGAGGCATAATGCCTCTTTTTTATTGCCGATAAATATTTGTATCATAATGATATAAAATATGAGTCATTTGGTTATAGAAAAAAAGAATGAGGTATATTTGCATATTACTGCAGAACCTCATGTCTATTATGAATTGAAAGATTCTTTTCAATTCGAAGTTCCCAATGCTAAATTTTCTCCTGCATATAAAAATAAATGGTGGGATGGTCGCATATATTTGTTTAATGTAGATACAAGGGAAATTTATATCGGTCTCTTAGATAAATTAATTAAATTTTGCGAAGACCATAATTATACATACGATTTTAAAAATAACAAATATTATGGACTTCCTTTTGAAGTAAATGAAAATATCTCAAAAGAAGGTGTAAAAGACTATTTAAATTCTATTTGTTCACATAACCCACGCGACTACCAAGTTGAGGGAGTATACGACGCTCTAAGACATAATAGAAAATTATTGATATCTCCAACTGCTTCTGGAAAGTCGTTGATGATATATGGTATTGTGAGATATTATGTTGA